ATGCACCCGACGCAACTGATCCTCACCGCTGACGAAGTCCGCACTCTCGCAACCCAGCCGGAGCGCCTCGTCGGCCTCGGTGTCTACTTCCAAGGCTTCTACGGCAGCGCCTCTGATGCCGGCGCCATCAGCAGCGCCGAGGCCGTCGCCGGCGACGTCTCGTTTGTCGTACACCTCGAAGACGGCCGCGTGATCCGGGACAACCGCCTGTCCCGCGCCTTCGGCGGCCTGCGCGCGACGTTTCTCATCAATGGCAAGATGCACGGCCGCCCCTACCTCGACGAGCTGGTCGCCATCGCGACCACTCGCGACATTCTGGCCAGCGCAGCGAAGACGGCCGAGGTCGCCACCTACGCCGCACGCATGCAGGCCGCTGCGGACCAGTTCGTCGGGGTGCGCTTCGGCGTCTTCGCCGTCACGAAGGGCAAGCTCAAGGCCCGCGTCCGTTACAGCCTGGACAATCGCGCAGACGGCCGCGCGTGCGTCACGATCTATGACCGCGACTACGGCGACGATCTGCGCGCCATCATCCCCACCGGCTACGAGAACGACACCGATTCGATGGTCGACTACTTCGACCGCGGGCGCGTGGTGCTGTTCGAAGGCCATCCCCTCTACGAAGCCGCGCGCGAGCGCGCAATCTCCAATGCTGCCCGACGCAAATAAGCACAACCCGGACCCCGCCTACATTCGCACCCTGATCGAGCAGGCGGGGTTCTCGCAGCGGGGAGCGGCCCGCCAAATCGGAGTGAGCGAGCGCATGATGCGCTCCTACTGTGCGCCGCTCGACGTGTCCACCCACTCGGCCGCGCCGTACACCGTGCAGTTCGCGCTCGAATGCCTCGCTGCCGTCAAGGCCCCGTGATCGGCGCGATGCACTCTCTGAGCACCGCGCGCATCTCGTCCTCATATCCCTCACGCAAGAGCAGTTCGGCCTGAGCCGCGCCGATCCAGCGATCCACATCCACGCCCAGGCGCAGCAATTCCGTGGGCATGGCAGGCCGCTCCGGCTCATTCGCGCGGCATTCGACCGGCACGGGCACATTGATCCGCACCGGTGGGCCGACAACACATCCCGCCAGCAGGGCCGTAGACAGGCCCAGGAATGCCGTTCGCTTCATGGCTCGGCCCTCCCACGCATCCAGCTGTCGACGCGCGCCTGTGCGCTCGCGCAGACGTCGCCCGGCACCGCGGGAGGCGTCGACAGGATGAGCTGCGCCATGGCCTCTTGCTGCCGGCGCCGCTCCGCCGCGGTGGCCTGCGCCGCCTTCGCGCGCCGGCCGCGCTCGTCGGCCAGCTCACGAAGGTCGGCGACCCCGTCGCTGCAGGCCGACGCATCGGCCCGCGCAGAGTCACGCTCTCCCATCGTGCGCGTTGCAGCGTCCCGCGCGTGCAGCCAGGCCGCGCCGAGGGCTCCATTCGCCGCCACGCTTACCGCCAAGGCCAAGCCCAGCGCCTGGGGCCCCGTCATCATGGAAAGGCCCTCTCGCCGGCCGCAATCGCGTCCTGCACGGCCCAGCCGAGGAACACCAGGCGCGTCGCATGGCGGCGCCGCTGCAGGCCCTTGAGCACCTGGCCACCAGCCCTCACCCACTTCGGCAGCTCATCGGCCGCGCCCGCGTAGTCGCCGGCATTGAGCTTGCGGAGGAACGTGCTGGGCCGGCCGTCTGCCAGCCACAGGATGCCATCGCGCCCACGGCCGCCGGGCCCGGTGTTGTAGACAGTAGAGACGATGGCATCCCATTGGCACTGCGAGAGCTGCACCCTGACAGCCTCGCGCACAGGCGGCTCGAAGTCACGCACCAAGCGGCGCGCATAGCGGCCGTCTGCCTCCGCCTGCGTAATCACCAAGCCCGGCCGCACGTTGAGGGTGTCGCCCCACCCAATCGTCCACGGTGCGCCGCTCAGCCGCGCGAACGGCGTTGGCACCGCCGACATGTTGTACGGATCGAAGCGAGCGCGGCGCAGCGCGGCAAAGAGCGGCGAGGCGGAATCGGGGTACGCCAGCAGCCGGCAAGCCTCATAGTGGTGATTCAGGGCGTGACATGCGTCGCCCGAGCGCATTTCAGACAGCACCATCTCACCCCTCCTTCACGCGCGTTCGCACGATGAGCACGGCAAAGCCGCCGATGACAAAGACGTCCTGCAGGTCGGGCGCGCGCAGCGGCAGGAGCAGGGTTGCGACTGCTCCGGCGCCGCCGATGGTGAGCAAGCCCCAAGCGAGCATCTTGAGCAGCTCGACGGCGCGGGCCCGTGCGCTGCGCGGCCACTGCCGCCACCCTCGGCAGCGCTCCAGCTTGTTGAGGCCCTCGGCAACAACGATGAGGCCGCATACGGCATAGACCCAGAGCATGAGCTTCATGGTTGCGCCTCCACACGATCAGCAACCCGCTTGATGGCCCGCTTGAGCACCTCGCGCGCGCCGCCACCAATGGCAAAGGCGATGCCAAGCATGACGGGCTCGGGGGCGTTGGTGGCCCACAGCACCGCGGGTGCCATGTAACCCGCCGCAAGGCTGCTGGCAAAGGCAACACCCATCCGCCGCAGTGACGTGCGCACCAGGTGCACGATGGTGTCGCCCGTGGTGGGCACCGTGTCCAGGATTGCAATCGCGACCACGGCCCCGGCGAAGCCGGCCACCAGGAAGTCCGGCCGCAGTCCGAGCGGGACCCCGAAAGCGGTGAGTACCGGCACCGTCGCCGTCGCAGCAGCGAACGTCATCGCTGCCGTAGTTGTAGGTTCTGCCATCAGAGGTCTCAGTGCGCAGCAGCTGCGCTGATCAGGTGGGAGCCGGCACCCAGGCGAGTGATGCCGGGTCGGTGTAGGTATCGCCGTTGAACTTCCCGCCACTACCGAAGGCGGCCTGCCACAGCGCGTAGTCGATGGCATCGACGTCGGCATACGCCCGGCCGCTGGCGGTGAGGTCCTCCACATAGGCGCGATACAAGATGCGACTGGGCGCCTTGTCGAAGTTCAAGCCGCCCCACGGTCCCCCTGTTCCGACGAATGCGAGCGGGTTCACATCCGTGGCGGTCGCCAGTCCTGTGCCCACCTGGCCGTTGACGCCCACATTGGCGATCCGGTTCGAGCCCACCGGCGCAACCGTTTCTGTCGTCGCCGGCACGGCCCGCGATCCAAGGTGCGAGGCAGCGCCGGCCGAGGGCCGGGGAATGCCAGATTCGGTGTGGAAGAGATAGTTGCTCGTGGCACCGGTCTGGCCGGTCGCCCAAGCCACCGCCTGGCTACTTCCCTGCAAGCCCGGCCGCGTCGTCTTCCACCACACGCTGAAGAAGAACTTTCGCGTCGCCCGATTGGCGAAGATGTGGTTCCGAATGGCGGCGGGCAACAGGATCTGCCAGTTCAGATTGCCCGAGGCCGCTTGCGTGCCAGACTGCGTGATGATGCCGTGTACGCCCCCCTTCCCCGTCCTTTCGACCACGAACTTGTTCGCGAGGGCCACGGAGGACACGAAGCCGTGCGTGTCGATTTCGGGCACGGCCAGCAAAGCCGCGGCTTTGTTCGACAGGGCATTGGGGATCGTCGCGCCATTGCCTAGCGCTGTGAACGCGCCTTGGGCGAGGGTCGGATCGAACAGGAAAAGCGACCCATCGGACTCGATCTTGTCGCGCTCGATGATCTTGGGCGCGGTTGTGTCGGTGAGAGTCAGGCCGTCGAGACGGATGATCTTGCTCATTGCATGTACCCCAGTTCGAGGATTCGTTGGAAAACTTGTTGGGCAACCACGGCGTAGCCCGCGGCGTTCAGATGCACGCCGTCGACGCGCAGCGAGCTGGGCACGGTGCCCGCCGCCATATCGGCGGTGTCCTGGCTCGTGGGCGCAAGGCCGGCGTCGGCCAAGCCGTAGGCGACGAGGTAAGGCCGGATGGCGATGTGACGGCGGCCGAAGGTGGCCGCCCATTCGGCGTCATCGGGATCGGCCGCGGACGTGCCGCCGGGCTTGCTGATCCAGATCGTGCGGATCTTGAGCGCGCTCAGATGCCGCTCGATGGCGAGCGCGTCCTGAATTGCGCGGGCGTTGCTGGGCCCGTTCTGGCCGATCCAGCCGCACACGATGTCGCCGCGCCTGGCCTCGGAGAAGTCGGTCCGATAAGGGGCCGGCCGATTGCAGGTCACCACGGCACCTGCGGTGTTGCGCGTAAAGACGTAGTAGTTCGCCGGATCCCAGATGATGTTTGGACCATTCGGCTGCACCAGCTGCATCAGTCCGGGCACTCCGGCGAGCGACCCCACGAAGCTGCTCCCCGGCGTGCCGGTCCCCTGCAACAGAGGCACCGGGGTTTGACCGTTGATCTTCTGGAGATCGACCCGCACCGGCTCGGCCGCTGCAGGAATGGCGCCGCCCTGAGGCAGCAGCAGGAAGGGATTGGCGCCGGTGCGCGCCGCGATGGTCACTGAGGACTCCCCTCCGACCCCACCGTTGCGCACCGCGACGTTGAAGCCCGCGGTCGTCAGTAGCGCTTGAAGAACGCCCGGGTAATTGGTCCCGCCTCCACCAGCGCCCGCTGTCAGCGAGTCCCCCCAACAGATGATGTTGGGCCCACTCACAATGGGGCGCTCGACATTGGACCAGGTGGGGCGATAGGCCCTGGCCGGCGCGTTGAGTTCAACGCCTCCAATGCCCACCGCGATGAGCTGCAGCGCACGCGCCGTGGGCCTGCCCGCCATGTCGCATTCGAGCCAGGTCCGGCGGTTCGCACCGTCGACCAGTGCAATGCCGATGTCGTTGAGCGCTTCGTCGGCGCCGAGGGCCGACAGCTTGTCGGCGAGATCCAGCGCCGTCATTCGGGCGCGCGTAAGTCCCGCGCCAATGAGATCCAGGGCGCGGGCTGTGGGCCCGCCCCGCATGTCCGCCTCCAGCCAGAGTCGCCGCTTGGCGCTGTCGACCATTGCAAAGCCGATGTCGTTGAGCGCCGGGTCGATCTCTTCGGGCTTCGTGAAGCCTTCCAGGCCAAGGCCAGGGACCCGGCTCGGCGTCAGGCCCGCACCGATGAGGTCGAGGACACGACCGGTCGGCTTGCCGTCCATGCCGGCCTCGATCCATAGGCGGCGGCCATCCGCATCCGTCACCGCGAAGGCCAGGCCTGTCAGCGCTGGATCGTTGTCGCGCAGCGTCTTCGACAGATCGGCGACGTTGACTTTGCCGGCAAGACCGGTGCCGTCGATCCGCTTCCACGCGCCGGCCGTGGTGGCGAAGGCGGTATATCGGCCCGCGTTCGGGACGACGGCCGACGTGGACGGATCGACGTGCGTGCCGAGGTCACTGTCGAGCACTTCGGCACCCTGGCCGACCGCCGTAGGCGTCAAGGCGGCGAGACCTTCCTCGCCGGCCCAGGTTGCCCGGGTACGGGACGACGATTGGGCACTTGCCGCAGCGGTCGTGGCAAGCTGGGCCTTGGCTGCCGCGACCTCAACAAGGCTTTGCGTCTGGCCCTTGAGTTCCTCCGCCGCTGCCGCCGACAGCGCGGCCTGCTCCTGTGCATCAAGGGCGGCCTGCTTGAGCGCGATCAGCTCGGGCGTGGTGACCATCTCTCCCGCATAGGCCCACGCAGTGCCGTTCCACACGTACAGCTTCGAGCCGGCAACGATGTAGCCATCGCCAGCCGTGTTCCCCTCAGTCGGCAAGTCGGAAACGTCGTCTTCGGCGCCCTTGAGCACCAGCCCCCGCCCCTGCAGGTCTCCAGCCTGCCAGGCCTGCCAGAGATCGCCGAACTCGCCGAGGATCTGCTGCATGGCCTGCAGGGCCTCGGGCACGTAGCCCTGCGTCGGCACAAGTGCATAGCTCAGGCCCGCGCCGCCGGCGCCGGTGTAGGCCGTCGCGAGCTGCAGCTCGCCGTCACTGACGATGCGCTTGACCTCCAGCACCGCGCCGGGCACGGACAGGATGTCGCCCGGCAGCGCATTGCGCACCCACGCCGTGCCGGCGCCCAGGACCACGTCCGAGCCCGCGACGAGCGTGATGGTGCCCGTGCGATACCAGCCCATCAGGCCACCTCACGCACCGGCGTGGCGCCGGTCAGGATGTTGGCGTCCGAGGCCGAGGCGATGACTTGCTCATAGACCCATTGGTCGACGGCGCCGCTGGGCACGCCCGGGAGCTTGACCTGAATGAGCGTGACGTGCTTTTTGCCCGCGTCCTTCGAGGCGCGGGACTGATACGAGTAGAGGGTCGCGGCCGTGGATTGGAGCGGGTACACGATCTGGCAGATGGCCAGCACGTGGAAGCTCGGCTGCGCGTCCGTGCGCGGGTCGACGACCTCCTTTTCGAGGCCGATGATGGGTGCGGTGTTGTCGTCCATGGTCATCACGTGGTGGGAGATTCGGGGGGCCACACGACGGCGAGCACGGCCGCGGGCGTGGTGGCTGCGTGGATGGCGTCGCGCAACGCTTGACGGGTGCCGACGAGGTACTGACTGGCGGCACGGAAGGCCAAGACCGCTTCCAGCGTCTTGGCGCGCATGTCCTCGGGCGCAATGCCGCGCGCGGTGGCGATGCCGTCGAGGTACGGCGTGGGCGCGGACGCGTCGGCCTGCCAGGCGAGAGCCTCGCGCTCCTGCGTGGGCCAGGTCTGCCGCTCGAAGTCGGGATAGCCCGCGGTGAGCGCAGAGGCCCGTCGGCGCGCCTCAGCATTGACGGCCGCCAGTTGCTCCGCCCGGATGTCGTCCAGCGTCCGCGGATCAACCCAGCTGTGCGACGGCCAGTCGAAGACACATGCAGGCGATGGCGGCTCGCCCATGTCGACCCACACGTCGGCGGCGATGTCGCGCCAGTGGCGATCACTGGGCGGCAGGACCCCGACGACCTGGCAGCCTTCCGGGGGCGCCGGTACTTCGAGCCCTTCGCCATGCATCAGCACGCGGCCCAGGCCATCAACGATGGAGAACGCGACAAGGGCCATCAGGCGCCCCGCTTCCCGATGAAGACGGCCAGGCGCGTCGTCTCGCCGCCCACCGCCCAGATCGTGTGCGAGCCAGCGGTGCACGTCACGACGCTGGTCATGACGCTGCCAGGGAAGCGGTACTGCGTCGCCCCAGACATGCCCATGTCCACCCATTGCGAGTCCGAGTAGACCGTCGTGGGCGAGACGCCCGTCAGCGTCCGGGTCTCGGCGCCGGGCCCGGATGAGCTCCATGTCGACTGCTGCCCGAACTCGGCCACGCAGAACGCTTCCCACACCTGCCCGCCTGGCACAGTGAAGCTCACCGCCGCGGAGCCCGTGCCCGTCGAGAACGCCGGTGCCACGATGGCGCCGCCGGCTACTTTGAGGGTGTCGATGTCCGCATTGCGGATCATGGCCATGTCGATGAACGTGCGGCCGTCCTGCACCTTGAACGGCGCTTCTGCGGAGTTCGAGCCGAGATCGTTGATGACCCGGAACAGGTTCGCGAGGATGACCACCTCCGACTGCACATCGATGCCGCCATTCGTGCTGGAGACGCTGCTCTTGAGGCCAGCGATCACGCGCCGGCCGAGCGGCGTGGAGATCTCCGTCTTGAGCATCAGCTGCGCGGCGACGTTGCCGTCCAGGCTGGCGAGCGCGAGCTGCTGCTCGCTCACCGTGGCCGATAGGCCACCCAGCGGCCCCGTGGACGCGTTGAGATAGGAGTCGTACGAGGCGAACGCCGAATTGAGCGTGGCCTCCAACTCCACATCCGACACGTAGGTCGACTCAATGTCATCGACGCGGGCACGCATGGTGAGGATGTCGCTCGCGAGGGCAGCGTCGGCCGTGGCCCGCACGGTCGACTCTTCGAGAATGTCCGCCTGCGCATCAGCCAGGCCGGCCGACAGCAGCGTGATCTCCTGCGCCATGGCCTCATCAGCCGAGACGAGGACCTCGATCTGGTGCGCATACAGCGCATAGTTGTGGTCGACCTTGGCCTCAAGGATCGTGGTCAGGCGCCGCAGCGACCGGCCCATTTCGCTCACGCTGACCTCGGCGCGGAGGATGCCCTTCATGTCGGCCGCGGCGGACTGGTCGCGGAACTGCTGCAAGCGGGCATCCACGCGGCCCAGGTATTCAGCGATGTCGGGCACGTCATCGAAGTCGGGCAGCGTCATGGCCTCCGTCGTGCCCCAGCCGCCGGCATTGCCCGCCAGGTCGACGGCGCGCACCCAGTAGCGGTGCAGGCCTGCCTCTTCCTCGACGCGCGTGAAGACACGCGATGTCGTCCGGCCGATCTCCACGGCGCCCAGCAGGGTGTCGCCCTTGCGGATCTGGTATTCGCGCAGCGGCTGCGTGGTGCGGCAGTCGCTCCAGCTGATCGACACCGACCGGCCCTGCGTGGAGTCGCTCACGTCGGGGGTCAGCGGCAGGAGCACATTGATCGATGCGCTGGACGGCTGCGAGCCCTGGCCGCTGCGGCTGTAGTGCACCGCCCACACCGTCTGCAGGCCCGAGGGGAACCATCCGATGTTCGCGCCGGTGGCATGGCCGTCGAAGCGCACATCGCCGCCGGCGGCCTCGGCCGTGTCGCCGCGGCCGATGCGGGTGCGGTCCCATTCGATCAGGTCCACGCCCGCTGGCGGGCTCCAGCGCGCATAGATCCCGTCACCCTCGACCGACAGCGTGAGGTCGCCCACCTCGGCCGGCGGCTCGGCGCCGTTCAACAGATGACCGGCATAGGCCCAGGCCGAGGCATTGAACGCCGTCTGAAAGCGCAGCCGCACCGTGTACTCGTTGCCCACGTCCAGGCCGAGCAGGAACGTCTCCACCGCATCGCCCGGCAGGTCGACCGTCTTCCAGGGCGCGACGTCCGGCGGATCGGGCTGGTTCGGGTCCGTGGCACCCTCGCGCCACTGCGCGCGGGTCAGGCCGCCATTCAGGACGAAGCTGGTCGTCGCGCGGTTCCAGCTGACGCGCGCCCGTGCGATGACGCTGCCGCCCTGCACTGCGAGCTGATCCGGGCCGCTCTCGACCTGCAGGTTCTGCGGTGCCGGCGGGACCTCATAGGGATTCGGCAGGTTGCTGTTCGGCGCCGCATCGGCCAGGACCTCGTCCGCCGTGTCGTAGTAGGCCGGGACATCCTCCAGCAGTTCCAGCGTGAGCGGGGCCTCGCGCGTGTAACTCCAGTCCGTCACGATGAACGGCTTGTTCTCGATGCCGTAGAAGGCGCTCGAATACAGCACGCGGTCGCCAGGCTGCAGGTGCCAAGCGAGCATCTTGGGGCGGATCTTGAGCACCAGCCCACCGCGACTGCGCTCGACCAGCACGCGGGCCAGCTGATGGCAGCGCACGTGCGAGCCCGTGAACGCCAGCGCCATGTCCGTCGATTTCTCGTGCGGGTCCAGGCCCAGGAACACCGCGTTCTGGTAGGCCGTGAAGTCCTCGCTGACGCCGTTGCGCTCGGCGTTGACGTAGGTCCCGCGCGCGGTGTTGTAGACCCGCTCCCCGGGGTTGCACGTCTGCACGACGCTGGTCGGGGCGAGCATGTCGGTGTCGCCCAGCACCAGCACCGGCGTACTCCAGGCGCCCGCCTGCATGCGCCAGACACCGGCCGTCTGCAGCGTGAAGCCGGCCATGCTGTCTTCGAGTTGCTGCCGCGTGGAATCCCGGTCCTGATCGCTGCGGAACATCCCATCGCACACATAGCGCGCACGGGACCATCCGTAGTTCTCGCCGTCGTCGTCGGCCTCTGAGCCGTAGACCTCATGGTCACAGGCGTTCGCCGCCGCGATCCAGGCGCCCGCCTCGATCTGGTCGGCGCTCGCGCCGTAACCCTCGCGCGACATGAGGAAATCCGCCAGGCACAGGGCCGGGTTGCGCGTGTAGCCGCGCGTGGCGGTGCGCGGGTCATAGATGGTGTTCTTGCCACGCACCTTGGCCGTGATCGACGGCGGCCCACCCTGGAAGCGCTCCATCACCTTGTTCACGGTGACCACCGCATAGGTGTAGCCCGAGAGGCGGTGCTCGGCCGTCCACATGCCCGGCGCGCCACCGATCGCTGCGTTGCACTGGTCGATCAGCCATTGATCCGCGACGTCCACGCCGCCGGGCGACAGGTGAATCCCCACGTGCACCATGGGCCCGTTGTCGAAGTCGAGATAGCCGCTGGGCTTGCGGCTCAGAGCCTCGTTCGTGGTCCAGCCATCCGGGCCGGCCTGGACGGGATCGTCCTCAATGTAGATCTCGTCGATGCCCTCGCAGGGGTGAGCTGCAAAGATGACGACCAAGTGCGTGAGCTGCGCACCCGCGCCCGTGGTGACCATTGCCGCGATGCTTCCGCCGATCCGGCCGGGCGAGCCGTAGACCACCGCATTGGGGGAGTCGCTCTGCAGCAGGGTGATACGGCGGTCGGCGAGGTTCGCGATGTCCTGCGCGAGCTTGCGCGCGGCGTCCTGGCGGGCCCGGCGCTTCGCCGCATTCGTGCTGTGGACCGAGCTGGCGACACTGAGCACGGTGAGGCCGGCCGTGATGACGGTTCCCCACGTCATCGTTCCCACCGCGGCCGTTCCGAGCCAGGTGTAGACGGCGCTGATGACGCCGGAGACCACCTCCGCGCGGGCAGGTGCCGCCGCCAGCGCCAGGCACAGGAAGACTAGGCCGCGGATCAGATGCGCCATGCCGCCTCCGCTGCCGTGATCGGCAGGAATTCCAGCCGGTCCGTCCCGGGCGCGACCACGTGGGCGCCTGTGCAGACGCCGAAGCTGTAGCCCGACACCCGGCCGACGCGCCCGCCGCTGCGGGCGAGGACGACGTCGCCCCGTCGCGCGGACAGCCCGGCCACCGAGGGCCCGAGAAGAAATTCGCCGGCAGCGATGAAGCAGTCTCGCGCGGGTGCGCCGGCTCCGGCCTGGCGCACGAAGCGCAGCGCTCGGAGCAGGCTTGCGCCCTGGAGCGGGCCGCCGTCGCCGCGCAGCGACCCGAGGGCATCCTCGCCCGTCACTTCGCGCACCCAGTCTGCCGCCACATGGGCGCAGTCATGCCGGAAATAGGCGAACGGCACGGCGCGCCGCGCGTCGATGAAGGCATCGAGGTCCGCCATCACCGGTACCCCAACATCCCGCGGATGTTCATATAGGCCAGATAGGCGACCGAGGCCCACACCGAGGGGTTGCCCACCAGGCCCTGCAGGTACTCGAAGCCGCGTTCGCCGGGAAACCGCGCCGTGTGCTGGACATGGTTCATGCGCAGGGCCGAGGGGTTGCTGCGCACGTCGTAGCTGACCGTGCGACAAGTCACACCAATGACGCCCTCTCGCTCCTTGCGCTCGACATGCATCTGATCCATCACGCCCGCGAAGCGCAGGACCGGCGCGCCGCTGATCTGCATGGTGTACGGGTCCACCATGGCGATCCAGATGCGAACGGGCCGGTCGCGGTACTCGTGGGGATCGCTCAGCGCGAAGGCCCGCATGTCCAGCGGCACGGGCGACAGCGACAGGGTGAGCTTCTCGGCGGCCCCGTCGTCGCCCTCGTGCATCTCGCCGATCTGGCCGAGCGAACCGACACCGGACCATGTGCTGCCCATGACCTCCACGTCCAGCGGCCAGTTGGTGAGCCTCAGCGTGCCCGTGGTCGCCCGCAGCTCCACGAGGGCCAGCTCGCCATAGACGCCGGCACCGGCCAGGGCAGCAAAACTTGCGTCAATGCCGACCGTCATTCCCAGCTCTCCATGAGGTCCAGGCTGTAGCCGCCCTGGAAGTCGCCGGGCGTGTCCTTCCAGCGTGTCTCGTTGCTGGTGCGCCGCATCAGGCAGGTGGGGCGATCCCACACCACCACGGCGCCGGCAGGCAAGGACACGCGCAGGGCCGGCTCGAACTGCAGCGTCACGGCCCCGCCCTGGACGACGGCATCGGCCTGCACGTGCAGCAGCTGGCGGGCCGCGCCGGTCGACTCCTGATGGACTCCGATCCAGTCGCCCAGCAGCACGGTGCGGCCGTTCTGGCCTGCAGCCGTCAGCGCGACCGAGGTCGCGCCGGCCGGCGTTGCGGCCGCCACGGTCCACACGCCCCGCGCGGTGCCGCGTGGCTCCGGGCTGCGCACGTCCCAGACGGCGATGCGGCCGACGCGCCCCCGCATGGCATGCAGCAGGGCACGCCACCGGGCCATGACCTCGGGGTCTTCCTCGCGCTCGTTGCTGACGATGGCGCAGGTGCGCCGCTGGGGCCCGAGCACGGCAACCTGCGTGCTGCCGGTATCTGCGTTGGTGTTGCCCAGGTCGAAGGACATCAGGCCCCACTCCATGCTGACGATGTTGATGTCGCTCGGCAGTTCGACAATGACGCTCATGCGGGAATCGCTCCCGTACGCTTGAGCTGCTCCGCGAACTGGCGCAGGGCCTCGCCCACGATCTGCTGCGTGGTCTGCACGATGGACGCGCGGTCCGAGCGCGAATCGATGTGGTTCGTGAGGACCGGCGCGAAGACCATCCCGCCTGCTCCCGCTGCATCGGGGTCCGCTGCGCGGTTGTAGCGGGCGGGGGTGATCTTTTCGCCCTTGTGGACCACCGCGAGCATGTCCTGCGGCACGTAGTTCGTGCCCGTGTCCATGCGCGGGGCGTTCAGAAGCGCGCTCACGTCGAAGCCCTTCGAGGCACCGAGGCCGGCCACGGCGCCATCGAGCGTGGCCTGCGTGGCCGCGCTGTAGCCGGCGCTGCCGCTGACCAGGCCCAGCACGCCGCCGATGGCCTTGAGCGCCGTCCCGAAGGTGCCCGAGCCCGAACCACCCTCCACAAGGTCGCCGAACATGGCCCGGGACAGCTTCGCCGCGGCGGCCTCGGCCGCCATGCGCAGCAGCAGCTGGAGCCACGCCTTGCCGATGTTGTCGAACTGGCCGGTGACCGCGTCATAGAGGCCGGCGCCGATCTGGTCCTGGATGTTGCCGGCGGCGCGCTTGGCGAAATCGTCGGCCTCGCTGCCGAGGCTCTTGAGGGCTTTTTCGCCCTCCTGATAGGCACCCCAGGCGCCCGCGACGGCGCGCGTGTACGTCTCCTGATCCAGGGCGCCCGAGGCCAGCAGGTCATTGAGCCTCTCGACCTCAGCGCTGTAGGTCTCCAGGGGCGTGCGGACCTGCTCCATGATCCGGCGGCCCTCGTCGAGCTGCTTCTGCCAGGCGGCTTCGCGCTCGGTGCGCTCCTTCTCTTCGCGCTTCGTGCGGTCCTTGCGTTCCTCGGCCGCATCAAGCTCGGCCGCGGCGCGGAGCATCTGCTGCTTGGCGCCCTCGGTGACGGTGCCGCCGTCGTTGCGGATGCGCTGGATCTCGGCGAGCGTCTGCTCGACTTGGCTCAGCTGCTGGGCTTTCTCAACCTGCTTCGTGAGCGTTTCGAGATAGCGCTTCGCGGCGGCCTCGGGGTCCTTCGTCTTCTCGGTCTTGCCGGCCTTGGCCCCGCCGCCCGTGCCGGGCCCCTTGATGGCCGGCGCCTCGGCCATCGACGCGATGGGGGCAACCTCGTCCGCGAAGCCCTTGAGGGCACCGGACGCCTTCGCGGCGCGGGCCTGCGCCTCGGCGATGCGCGGGCGCAGCTTGTCGAGGTTGCGCTGGTTCTGCGCAACGTTCTCGCCGCGGGAAATCGCCGTCTGGTAGCGCTCGGCCATTTCCACCAGGCGCGACACGTGCGCGGCGGCGCCGTCCGCCTCGGCCTTCATCTTGCCGAAGTCGTCGGTACCCAGGACCAGGGCAATGCGGCTCTTGGCGTTCGCGAAGGTGATGAGGTTGGCCGCGCCGCGAATCGCCGCCGTCGAAGCCGCGGTGAGCCAGCCCGTGAGGGTCTGAAATGCCGCCTTCGTCTCGTCCGATTCGAGGGTCTTATTGAGGCCCTCGACGGTGTCCTTGAGCTGCTTCATGGACCCGGTGTCGCCGGTCATGAGGCTGTCGATGTTGTTGCGCAGCGCGGCAATCGCCCCGCCGAAGGTGTCGCGCGCGGCCTTGGCGGCGCCGCCGTAGCTCGATTCCAGCGCCTGCAGGATGATCCCCTGCGCCTCGGCCGTCTTGCCCGTGGCCTCCAGCTGCTTGACCAGCTCTTTCTGGTCGTCGGTGAAGCGGAAGCCCTGCTTCGACAGAGCGGTTAGGCCCTGGCTCGGGACATCGAGCGCCTTGCCGATGGTCTCGGCGGACTGGTTGAGGTCCATCCCGAGCCGGGCCGACATGTCGATGACGGCCTGCATCGCGCGGGGCACCTGCTCGCCGACCACGCCCGTGTAACTCAGGAGGCGCGTCTGCGCCTTGTTGATGTCGCCGTCACTGAAAACGCTGTTTTTCTGCAGCTCGGACGCCATGTCGTTGAGCTGATCGAGCGACCAGCCGGCGGCCTCGCCGGTGGAGCGCAGGACGGCGGCCAGCTGGGCCTGCTCCTGCTCGGCATCACGGGTTTCGTTCAGGAACTTCGTCATGACGGTGGAGACGGACAGGCCCGCCAGCGCGCCCGCGAACACGGCCTGCAGCGAGCCGATGCCGGAAATGACACTGTCGACGTCGCGATTGAGGGACTCGAATACGCCCTTGGTCGCGTTCTTGGCCGTCAGCAGGATCGAGATTTCAGCGGTCATCGCGCCGCCCTTCCCTTGCCCGCCCCCGCTGCTAAAGCCGCGGTCACCTTCGCCTGCCGGCCTGGCTGGCCCGCGCGAGAGCGAGCACGTCCCGCCCCTTCGTGACGCGGCGCACTGGGCCCGTGGCCATGCCGCTGCTGGACAAACCAGGCACCGGCGAATCCGCCCAGGGATCGGGCGCCATGAAGTCCGACGCGAGCCACGGCCGACGCACGCCCTTGCGGATGGACGGCCCCTGATAGACCGCTGCCAGCAGCTGGGCATGCCGCAGCTGCGCCACGCGGGGATGCAGCTGCTCCGCTTTCATGATGACTCGCCAATGCTCGAACTCCTGTGCACTCAGATTGCGGCCCAACAGGCCGGCCAGCGTGCACCCCAGCAGCTGCGCGAGCGTGTAGGCGTCGCGCAGTGCGGGGTGCTCCCTCAGTTTTTTTCCGCGTCCTCCGCCGAGCCATTGAGCCGGCGCGCGATGTTGAAGAGATGGAGCGCCTCGTCCCGGTGCCGCACGCCGAAGACGTTCCATTCGGCGTAGGTCTTGAGCGGCTGGCCGTCCGCATCCAACACCTGGCGGGCGAGCGTGCGCACGGTCTTTTCAACCGCTGCCCGAACGGCCGCGGCTTGCTCGTCCTCGCCCGCGCGGGGCTTCTCGCGCGAGGCCATGACGTCGTCGGCCAGAACCTCGGTGAAGAGCGCGCCGCGGACGATGACGGTGCCGAGCGTGGCGGAGGCGACCTCTTCGGCCGGCACGCCCTCGGGCACGCCTGCGAAGGCCGGAGCGGAGGTGCTCGCCGCTGCGGCGGCTACTGCGACCGCGTTGGAAGACTTGCGCATCGCGTCAGTCCTCCACGCCGGCCACGGTCGCCAGCGGACCGCGCACGTTGATCTTGATCGGCGTCGTCACCGGCTGGCCCGAGGCGCCGCCCGGGGCCATCGAGGCACTCGGCATGCCCGCGAACAGCAGCGTGGTGCCATCGGCCCAGGTAAAGCGCACGGCACAGGTCGCGCGGGTGCGGGCCGCCGCCTTGAGGGCAACGAGCGCCGGGTCCGTGGGCACCCACAGCGAGCCGAACGAATACACGATGGGCGACGGCTTGCCGGGCACCGAGTGATCCGGGCGCGGGTGGATGGTCGCGATGTTCACGTCCGGCGCCTCGCCGCCGCTGGGCGTGATCTCCTGCAGCGTCTCGGCCTCGGCGCCGAAGGTGATGAGCTGCACCGTCGAGCCTTCGGCGATGGCACCGCGAAAGCCCGTCGAATCGACGCCCTGCAGCGTGAAGCCGTCGGCGGTCGGATCGGCCACCAGGCCCACGGCATAGTCCAGCGCGCCGATGCCTCGCGTCCGCACGAACACCGGGGCGTCCGCCTCGAAGCCATGGCCGGCGCATTGAATGAGGGTGGCGGCGCCCTTGGTGACGCCGGTGATGGCCTTGGCGCCGCCGAGCGCGGTCTGCACCGCGACGCTGACGTCCGCCCAGATTTGCACGTCCATGTGCGCTCCGATCAGGATGGTTGGTCCGGCGCCTCGCGCCGGAGAAGGAAGTAGGTGACGGTCCACAACTGCTCACGTGCGGCCATGGGCGTTTCGCCACCGTCGAAGGGCATGTGGCGACTGGCGAGCAGCCGCATGCGGTTGGCCTTGACGGCCTTGAACTGGGGCGAGCCGAGGACCCGCTCCAGTTGCAGGCCCAGGGCCCGGGCCTTGGCAGGTGCGTCGGCGTCGTCGGCAACCACGGCGCGCAGCAACAAGCGGAGGCGCCGTTGCTCGGCCCGGCCGGCGACCGGCGGGTCCACCTCTTCGCCCTGCTCGTGCTCGCGAATGAGGATGGCCGGCAGCTGGCTCGTGCCGAGGGCACGGACCCGGTCCAGAAAGACGTTCTCGCCGGCATCGGTGACGCCGACCAAGCCCGCGCGCACCGCTTCGAGGATCTGTTGCTGGGCGTGCATGTCAGCGGCCTTCGCTCAAGCGCACCGTGACCCAGCCCGAGGCATCAGGCGTGAGCCCACCGGCCACGTACCACGTCACGCCGTCGATCACGAGGGCCGAGTCCATCGCCAGCGTCGGCGCCTTTGCGAGGTCAAACGACGCGGTGGGCCCGGTCGCCTCGACCATGCCGTCGAAGACAGCCTGCGTGCGCTCGAAGACGACGCCGAAGGGCTCGCCGCCGTCGACCTGGGCGACCGCGTTCGCGAGCAGGGCCGCGGCGCCGGCATTCACCAGGCGCTCGATGCCCGCGAAGGGAGCAACGATGTTCACGATGCCGTGCCCGCTCAGGTCCGCTTCGCGCGCAGCAGCATGCCCGGGCGCGTGCACATGAACAGGGGATAGCTGTAGATCTCCGGCCGCACCCAGGCTTGCCGTTCCTTGTCCTCGACCACGATGGCGTAAACGTCTTGGCCGGGCGTGTTTACGAAGGGCAGGAATTCAGCGGGCGAGAACGCCTGCACGAAGGCGCCCGGCGCGTTGACGGGGAAGAACTTGCACTTGTCGGTGCCGATGGCCACGGTGGCGTTGTCATCGGTGCCCCGGTAGTTGATCCAGGTGATGTCGCCATAGGTGAACGAGCTGAACACCCGGCCCACGGCGCCGCGCAGGTCGGCAGCCTCCTGCTGGTTCAGGTAGGTACTGCGGACCTCGGCGTGGCTGGTGAGCTGGTCGAAGAACGCATCGCCGCACAGGCCCACCACGGACGTCTGCGGGTTCCATGCGCCTTGGGCGGCGCGCTGCATGCTGCGCACCACCTGATTGCACTTCGTGCGCACGGCGCCGGACTGCGGGTTGGCGGCGTCGAGGTCGAAATCGATCTCGCCTGGCTGCTGAATGCCGAAGGCGTCGAACCAGTTCCAGAGCACGGAGCCATCGGCATCGACCACCACACCTTGAATCGCGCCCAGGCGCATGTTCTCGTGCGTGAGGTCGACGGCGGCGCGCAGGCCCGTCTCGCCGCTCATGATCTCGGCCACCTCGTTCTGCACCATCTGCAGCTCGCTGTCCGTGCCGAAGGCGCGGATGCCGTCGATCTCGTGCGCGTAGAGCGTGTGGCCGCGGGCAATGCGCACGGTGCGGAAGTCGCGAAGGTTGCGTTTCTCGCGCTCGCCTTCGCTGATGGGGGCGCCACGCTCACTGGTCTGGATCAGCGACAGCACGCCACCCTTGTCCTCGACCGACACCGTGGGGGTGCGCACGCGCTTCGTGGTGAACAGGTTCAGCGAGCCGAGGAAGTTGGGTTTATAGGGAGCGCGCTGCACCGCGGCCGACATCTCGACCATGTGGAATGCGCGCTGACGGAAGACGTCCATGTGGGCCATCTGGGGTTCCTTGTGTGACTGGGTGGGGAGCTGCGGCGGATCAGCGCGCGACGATGCCGAGGGCGGCGAGCTGGGCCAGGGCGGCGGCCTTCTGCGGTGCAGTGATGCCACCCGGCCAGGCCAGGGCGGCGCCGTGGACCTCGGTGTCGCGGCTGTTGACGACGCCGGGGCGGTCGCCTGCGGTGGCGTCGACGGCGTCGAACAGCACGGCGGCAGCGGTCTCGCTGCCGTCATTGGCGGCCGGGTCCAGCACGGTGAACTTGCCCGAGGCGGTGACCTTGCTCAGCACGGCGCCGGCCGGGTAGACGACGCCGGCCACGAGGCTGACGGTGTCGCGCGAGCGAGTGCCGTTGGCCTCGCTCACGAGGTGCTCGGCCGCGTGGCGGCCTTCGACGAAAACGGTCATGGGGAATGACTCCAGAAAGGGAAAGAAGACCGGGCCGGATCAGCGGCCGGCCGGGCTGATGCCGAAGGCGCGGTCCCAGGTGGCGGAGACGGCGCCGGGCTGCTCGGCCTGCAGCGCGGCGCCTTCGACACCGCTGACAGCGGGATTGCCGATGGCGGCCATGGCACGGGCGAACTCGCCGCCGCCTGCAGCCGCGGCAGCCGCGGCCGGAGTTGCCGCAGGCACCGCAGCCGAGGCCGGACCGGCAGCGCCCAGGATCGCGGTCGACTGGTCGGCGCTCAGGCCCGTCGCGATGCACTGCAGCGCGAGCGGCATGTGCGCTGCGGCCGAGGCATGGCCCAGGATGGCCGTGACGCGCGCGCGCTCGCCCTGGGCGCCCTCGGCCCGGGCGCGCTCGACGTCTGCAGCGGCGGCCGAACTGGCCGAGCCCGCCGGCGGGTTGGTGGAATGGGCGGACGGGGCGCCGCCCTGCTCTTGGGAATTGCCGCTCATGGAGACTCCTGTGGTGAGGGCGGTTGCGACGCGGGCACCAGGCCCGGCGGGATAGGACCGCCCACGAAGGGCAGCCAATTCGGTGATGAGCTGATCGGCGGTAGCGACCCGGTCCGCGAGGCGCGCGCGCACGGCGGCGGCGCCGCGGAACACGGCCGCGCGGGTGTCTCGCACCTGCTCGGCCTCGATGCCGCGGTGCTTGGCCACGGCGTCGACAAACATCGTGTAGAGCCCTTCGATGTCGGCCTGCAGCGCCGCGCGCACTTCCTTGGGCAGCGGCTCATAGGGGTTACCGTCGACCTTGTGGTCGCCCGCAAAGATGTGCGTCACGGCCACGCCGTCGTTCTGCAGCGCGCGGGAGAAGTCGACGTGGCGCATGACGACACCGATGGAGCCGGCGTAGGCCGTGGACGTGATCGCGATTTCGTCGGCAGCGCTGGCGGCCAGGTAGGCGGCGCTGGCGGCCAGGTTGTCGGCGATGGCGCGCATGGGCTTGCGACCGCGCATGTCCTGCATGCGCTCGGCCAGCTCGAAGGCGCCGGCCACTTCGCCGCCCGGCGAGTCGAAGGCCAGCAGCACGGCATGCACATCCGCATTGCCCATGGCGTCTTCGAGATCGGCCGCGATCTGGTTGTAGCCCAGCAGGAAGGAGCTATCCGCCATGACGAACTGCGAGCGGTGCACGAGGGCGCCCTGCACGCCCAGAACGGCCACGCCATCCGTGACCATGTAGCCCCGTTCTGTGCGGGCGCCCTTGCGGGTGCTGAACATGGCGGGCGCTGCGGCCTCGGCAACCGCGCCGCCCGCCGCAGCAGCCACGGGCGCCAGCGGCGCGCCGAGCAGCCGCTGCCCCAGGCCCGACACGATGGCGTCCAGCTTCTGCGGGTGGATGAGCAACGGCGTGTTGAACACGCGCGAAGCGAGATGGGGGTAGTGGTTCATTGGGGCAGGCCCTCCGCCTCGGCGTCCTCGGGCGGTGCGTCTTCCTCGTCGGCCGGATCGGCAGGCAGAGCGACCGGTGCGCTGGGCTCGGGAATGCCGCGCACGGCGCGCATGCGCCGCTCCAGCGCGAGCTGGTCCATGATTTCTTCGTAGTCCCAGCCCTGTTCCGCACACTCCTGCTCCAGCGTGGAGATGCCGGCGGCCATGCGGATCTGCGCCGCGTTGGCTTCCTTCACTGGGTCCACCCAGCCACGGCCGCCAAAAATGAAACGGCAGCGCGAATAGGCGTAGCGCTTGGCGTAGAAGTCAGGCGCTTCGACCAGGCCGGAATTGATGGCCTCTTCGAGCCACAGCTCATAGATGGGCCGCAGCCAGTAGTCCATGAGCCAGCGGCGCCGGCCGTGGAAGTAGCGCCAGGCTTCCAGCAGCGCGGCGCGGGCGCTGCTGTAGTTGGTCTTGCTGAAATCCTTCAGCAGCAACTCATAGGGGAGATTCAGGCCCGCGGCGATGTGACGCAGCACGGCCAGCATGAACGCCTCAAAGGCGGCATTGGGTCGGCCTGGCGTGAAGCTGGATACCTTGGCGCCTACGGGCAGCGGGATGATGGCCGCGCCCTGCATGCGACGGAGGTTGCGCGCCTGCTTGACCGACTCGCCCCAGGCCGCGCGCGGGTCCTGCCCGAAGAGCGCACCCGCCGATTCCTCGTCAAGGTTCGATTCGAGGAAGGCCGCCACCAGCGAATTGGCGACGCTCGCCTCCAGCTCGTTGCTGGAGTATTTGCCGGCCATGTGGAATTCGCGCATGACCGCCGCAACGATGGGCTTGCCGCGGGATTGGCCCGTGCGCTCCTTGTCGTGCAGGTGGAGCACGCGGCGGCGGCCCCACGCGGTGAATGCGGGGATGCGCTCCCATTCGTCGGCGCCGGAGGCCCAGGCACCCATGGCATCGCCCGGATGACTGCGGCGCACGTTGTAGAAGGTCGGCGCGCCGTACTGGTCGAACTCGATCCCGCCTCGAATGTGCGGCATTGCCGCCATGGCCGGGGGCGTGGCGAGCCGGTCAGACTCCACCATCATGATCCGGGTCGCCCACGAGCTGCCCGGGCGCGGCAGCCACAGCGGCAGGCCCAGCCCGTCGCCGTTGACCATGCTGCCGCTCAGCGCCTGCAGCGTGAGCCCGAGCAGGTTGAGCGAGCGGCCGGCGTCGCATTCCGTCGTCTCAGCCCAGGACCGGAAATGGGCCTCGGTGTTGTTGCCCCAGTCGCGGGCCTTCTCGCGGGACCAGCCGAGCAGCCGGTAATCCGGCGTGGACGCAAGGCGCAACACGGCGCCCACGATGTTGTCGCGCAGCGTCTGGATGCCGCCGGCCATGAGGCCGTTGTTTCGCGTGAGGTCGCGCGAACGGGCAGTGAGAAGGTCCAGGTCCGGCAGGAGGTCGGCATCCGCACTGCCGCCGCCCGGGTGCCAATCGAACATGGCGTGGTCATGGCCGGCCGCGTGGTGGGCGGCCATGCTGGGGTCAGGCGATGCCCCGGACACAGGCACAGCGAGGGACGCGCTTCGAGTGAAGCGCTTTGCGCGGTGGCCCATCCTCAGACGATGTAGATGGGGCCGCGAAGCGGCACGCCTGCCCGCCGAGTCAACTCGGCATCCATATCCGCCAGTTCGCGCCGCAGTTCCTCAATGCGCTGCTGATACTGGACGCCACGCCCGTTAACTGTCGCAGAGGTGGGGCTTGTTAGGCGCTCGTGAAGGGAGGAGAACAGCTTTGCACGCAGCTCTTGCAGTTCTTGGTCCGTAGAGTGGCGATATAAGCCCATCCGTCAATGAGACCGTATGGACGTTGACAAGTCACGGCGGCAATGTCACAAACCACTGACACTGCAGGATGACTAGTCACTACTTACTCTGGAACTCAGTGGAAGACGGAGACGCAGGAATGAAGATAGAGGCGTAAAAGTAAATGAAGCACAGCCTCCGCATGCGTCAATTCATATTCAATTTCGCTCCCTGTAGCTATCCTTTTAAAATCATCATAATTGAAAGCTTGAAATGAGAATTGAATCATTCTATCAATTTGCGTCAATCGCCAGCTTTGAGGCCCTGGATATCCCTGATCTCACGTTGATCCATGGTCCTAATGGCGCGGGGAAAACTCATTTTTTACTGGGATTACACGAAGGGGCCCTGCGAGCATTAGAAGGCGACAAAATCCTATCAGTCTCCTATGCAAGTGATTTCAAGGATTTTAATCCACTGCAATATCAGAGGCCTCAAGCCGAACGCTGGCACCACGAGCAATATGACGGTCTAAAAAGATTTCTTCAAGAAAGTGTTTCAATTACCAATTTCATCAAACGAGAAACGACAGAACTTCAGCGACAGGCATTTGGGCCTCAAGGCAGATTAGAGTTAGTTGACTTAGCTCTAAAAAAGAAAATCGAGACCAACAAGGCTGCGCTACAAGCATACAATAATGAATTAATTGAAGAACTATCACGCGTTTTACCCGAGCTAAGTCGAATTGCTTCGAATGCAGCGGAATCCTCAGGGTTAGCAGTGCATGAGCTAAGCCTTGGAGACTTCGCGAATCCGGAATCATCTTTTACATCCGAATTCATACGACCAACGCTAGGACGGATTTTCTACTCTTATATTGATCAATTGCGTGCATATGTCCATTCGAATGTCAGAAAAAATCCTGACTACAAAATGACGGCACCTGAGGCGGCATTTACAGAGCGGTTCGGTCAAGCGCCATGGGAGGCCTACAACGAGGGCTTGGCCAAGCTTGGCATTGAATTTAAATTCAATGTTCAATTAGACGAATCCTTGGAGAATCCACAAATTTACCTTAATAAGGGAAGCAGCAGCAATATCTCTTTCGACAGTGTTTCGGCAGGAGAAAGAGTTCTTCTGAGTTTTGCGTTGGCGACCATGACCAAGGCACAGGGAACCATGCGAGTAGTACGCCCTGACGTCTTATTACTGGATGAACCCGACGCTCATTTACATCCTGCACTAGTAAAGGATTTTTTCGCACTCATCATCGAGCCCCTTATTGCCGAGGGGACGAAAATAATAATTACGACGCACTCTCCTACCACAGTAGCATTGGCTCCTGAAAACTCGATATTTAGAAAGATTCCAAACTCTGGCCTAGAGCGAACGACTAAACAAGAGGCGATCGATTCATTGCTGGAAGGCGTTCCTCATCTCGCTCTCGACTATTCAGGACGTCGGCAAGTATTTACCGAAAGTACATTGGATGCAAGGGTTTATCAGCGGCTGTACGAACTCAATAGAAGTCGATTGCTGACAGAAAGATCATTAACATTCATTGGGGTGGGAGCGGAAGTAAATGGCGGTAAAGACCGGGTCAAATCCATCGTCAAAACTCTTCGCTCCAGTGGAAACGGAACAATCTATGGCCTTATTGATTGGGACTGCGTGGAGCCGGGGGATTCTTACATTTCGGTGTCGGGACAAAGCATCTTCTACGGCATCGAAAATATTATTTTAAACCCATTCTACATAGCTGCCGCGCTTCTAAGGGCGAAAAGCGTCGACTACTTCCCCGGACACAAATTTTCTCTGCTCCCGAGTATTGATGGCCAAGCTATCCAATCACTCGCCGACATCATCATTGATAGACTAGAATTTGACAGGAATTGTGGAAACACTTTTTTGCACTTTGTCGAAGGCGGTGGAGTTTCTATTCCAAATTCATTGTTATTGATGGATGCCCACGCCTATGAAAAAATGGTAGTGAAAATTTTTCCAGCATTAACACGTCTTCCGACTACTTCTGATAAGTGCTTGAAATGGATGATAGCCGATCAAGTGTTGTCTGAGTTCCCTAAATTTTGCCCAGAAATAATAAATTCGAGTTTTGAATATTTGTTGCGCTGAAGTCATGAATAATTTCATAAACTCACTGCTAATTCTTTCTATTTTCGAAAGAGACGACTCTTCGAATAGTCCTTTCTGATGTGGAGTAATCCCGAGCCAGTTGACGCAAGTTTTTTCCGTTAAATCTACTCCTTATTTCTGTATCTCTCGTTGCTCGTTCTACCCTTGTTATCCGTGGAATGTAGACCTGAACGCCTCCCAATCGCTCCACCAGTCTCCGCATAAGCGTCTCGCTCGCTCTGCCGCACCATTCTGCCCCATACAAAATTGCCACCGCTCGCGCCTCATTCTCTATTATTGAAAGCGGATCTTCAGGCGCAGATGTCGAGTTTTTCATAATTGAATTACATTAAAAATTAAGTCTTCTGAGCTGGCATCTTTCGAACTGTCAGGAGGAATCTTTTTCTCTTTGACATCACTTCGTGGGCCAGGGTGAGAATCTTTTTGAAACTCCCCTCCGAAAAGATCGTTTGCCGGCTGGGTAGTCGCCTCAATCTTGGACCAGCGTTCTTCGTTCCACTTGTCAACCCCTAACCCAAGTGCGGCATGCAGCGCGTAGTTGCGGTTATCGAGTTGCTCATTACGCGGGCGACGCTTTATCCAGCGGTAAGCATCCCGACCATTGATCCTCGCTAGGACACGCTGCTCCGCGGTGAGCTGCTCGAAGAACTCGCGTGGCACCTCGTTGGAGAAGTGCACATAGCCTGGGCCAGGCCTATCAATGGCGAGCTGGCCGAGCAGCAGGTCCTTGGCAGCGTCAGTACCTACCCGCCACAGCTTGATGCCCCGGGCGACCTTCCGCCCTCGCCAGTTCACCTCCTGCAGGCTGCTGGGCCCGAGGATGTTGATTGCTTCCTTCCCGTCGCCCTTGATGGCGCGCAGCTGCGGCAGCACGTGTTGTGCCTTGCTGACCCAGTTGTAGACCGCCTGCGTCTGGTCCGAGCTGTCGATGCTGATGGCACTGAGGCCCAGGCTGCCGCCGTGCCAATCCTGTCGGTAGCGGCGCTGCAGCTGCGCGGTGACGGCGGCCCATTCCTCGTCCACCGCCGGATTGCCCTCGATCACCACGACGTCGATCACCCAGGACTCCAGGCCGCGGCCCCAGCCCCACACCGTGATTTCCCACCGGTTGCGCTGGACGTCCACGCCTGCCGTGAGCACCAGGCAGCCCACTGGCACTGTCTGCAGCTTGTAGGGCTCGGCGCGGGCCTGCAGCACGTGCTCATCGGTGCGTTCGCCAGCCAGCTCCCACGTCTCGCCCAGCGTCTCGTTCACGAAGAGCTGCATGGGGCCCGCGTCGCCCTTCTCAAGCGCCTTCAACCCGTTCTCGAATTCCTCCACGATGTGGGACCACGCGCGCTGCGGGCTGTACGCCGTCCAGACGTGGACGGCCAGGGAACGCGGCGGGCGGCAGGGCGTGCCGGCACTGTCGCGCCAGGTACGGTCGGTCCCATAGCGCTTCCCAGTGCGCTCGCACACCCACTCGCCCTGCTGCGGCATGCCGCCGCGAAGATAGTCGGCCTGCGTGATGGATCCATGGCAATGCGGGCAGACGTGGTGCACCGTCTGCGGGTGGCCGCGGTCCCACTTGAAGCCATAGCGCTTGTCCTTGCCGCCCCACATCAGCGGGTGATCCGCGCCGCAGTGCGGGCACTCGATGTGGAAGCGCACGAAGCCCTCGGCCTCATTGGCGGCGTCCTCGATGTGGCAGAGGCCCTTGAGCAGCGGCGTGGAGCCGCACACGAGCTTCGGATAAGGAGCCCCTTCCAGCCGCCCGCGCGCCAGACCGCGCGGCGGGCCGGCCTTTTCGATGCTGCGATCAAACTTGCTGATCTCATCGAGGATGGACACCGCCACCGTGATCCGACGAAACGCGCGCGCGGCCTTGCCGCCGAGCAAGTGCAGGACGCTGTCCCGAAAGCTCTTGAGCTTGATCGTCTCGTCGTTGGGGCCCTTGCCGCGCTTGCGGGCCTTGTTAACCGCGGCCACGCCCGTCTGCGGATCTAGGAGCGGGTCAATCTCGCTCTTGACGTAGCTGTCCCGGTCGTCGTCGGTGGGCTGCCACAGGGCCTGTTTGCGGCGGCGGTGCGCAATGTTGTAGCAAACGAAGGCGGTAACCATCTTCGTGTAGCCAACCCGCTTGGCCTTCATGACGTCCAGCTCTTCGATGCGGTCATCGCTCATGAAGTCGAGGATGCCGACCTGAAAGGCCCAGGCCACCCAGGCGCCTTTCGTGTGGCTGCTCTCGCCGGCCAGCTTGAATTCGTCCTGCGCCCAGTCGCCCAGGCGCTGGGGCGGATCGGCGCGCAGGCTGTCGAGGCCCAGGCGCACGGCGGCCTTGATGGCCTCGGCCGTCTCGGGATGCAGGGTCGGGGGATTCATCGTCATACGCCCTCCCCTTCCAGCTCGCCCGCGGGGTCGTTGGCGGCCTCGTCGGCGTCCTCGGCCAGCATGGCGTCGACCTCTTCGGCAATGAGGCGCTCGGTGCCGCGGATCCATTCATTGCGCGCGTGGGCGACCACCTGCAGCACGGCGACCTTCGCCTCGTCCGGCAGGTCGGGCACCGCCTTGCGCAGCGTGCCCTCTAGCTGGTCGAAGCGGTCGACCACGGCGCTGGCAGCGCGCGCGAGCACATCGGCCAGCAGGCCAACGGCGGCGAACTCACGGCGAGCCACTTGGTTCTTGATTGCCTGGCCGATGCGCTGCTCCCGCGCGAGGGCAGCGCGCTCCTGCACGAGGTCGAGGCCGCCGGCCTCGGCGCCCGCGCGGCCGGCCGCCTGATCCCGCAGGCGCTCGCAGTAGCCGAGCAGCCAGGCCGACGCCGTGTCCCCGCGGGCGATAACGCCCTCGCTCACGAGCTGGCTCACGCGCGCCTCGCTGACGCCGATGAGCTGGGCGAATTCAGCCTGGGAGATAGGCTGGTCCAACAGTGGGATGACCTTCACTTAACCCCCTTAGCAAGCTCGGTGAACAGTCCGAGGCCGCGGTGCGAATTACCCGCACTGGTGACCCCCCAGGAGGGACCCGTGCCGGACCGGTCCGCGTGGCGGACTGGTTTTGCAGCCTCGTCGGCCCCGGCCATGGAACAACGCGCGGTGTTCCACGCGAAACGTGATCGATGCATGTCGGTGTCTTTCATCAAACACCCGCCGCTTGACGGATGCGATAGCGCATGCGCCGGGCCAGCACATCACTGGCCTGCGCCTTCGATGCGATGTCGTCCATGCTGATGCGCGGCCGGTAGCCGGCCAGGCGCACGAACAACAGCACGGGTGCCACATCGCTGTCATGGGTGCCACGCGCGGCCCACACGCCCGGCGCCAGGTGGCGGCCTCGCCCACCCCGCAGCCGGCCATAGGCCACGAAGTAGCGAACGCCGAGCGTGGTCTGGTAGACCTTGCGATTGGCGATGGAGCCGATGCCCTGCTGATTGCGCAGCTGGGCCTTTCGGCGGCCGGTCATGTTGGCCCGGTAGCCCTGCTCACCGCTGGCCTGCAGGTAGCTGATGAGCTGCGAGAGAAAGGCGCCGCGCAGGTTGCCGCGGCCGTCGTCGCTGCCGGGATAGGGACGCTCGGGGATGGCCGTCTGCATGCCCGCGGGCAGGATGCCGGCGCGGCGCAGTGCCACCTCGCTGCGTTTATCTGCCCGGCGCCCGCCGAACTCCTGCGCCTGGAGCACGTGCTGCGGATCAACGCCGATCTTGCCCCCCGGCGTCCACACGCCCCGCGCATCGAGCGTGGGGATGATGCGGGCCGTGAGGTTCTCGGGCGTGGCCTGCAGCACCTTGGGCGAGCGGGCAATGAACGGTGTCGGCCGGTCGAAGGCGCTGGTGAGCGTGGCGACCATCACGCCCCGCACCTTGAAGGCCGTATCGTTGATGGCGGCCGCCTGCGCTGCGGCGAACTGCGGCCCGGTGAGCCGCTCGGCCAGGTGCCGGACCTTCTCGTCCACTGTCACGGACGCATCAATGCGCATGGTTGCCTCCCTTTGCATCGCGAGCCCGGCGCACGGCTGAGGCGTAGACCGGGAAGGCCCGGCCGCGCCCGGCCTGGAAAGCGCCCTCGTCCCAGCGGCCCAGGCCCAGCGCCTCGCCCATGGCTTCGATGCCGCTGCGCGTGGCGTCCCAGGCCGCGCCTGATGCCGTTCCCGCCGCGGCTGCCACCGCTGCAGGCACCGGCGCCTCGTCCGTCCACCGGCGCCCGTGCAGCCAGGACGACAGCATGGGGATCAGGTGATCGCGGCCCTCGCTGCGCAGCCGCTGCCACTCGGCGCCGCTGGCCTGCGCTTCTGCGGCGGCCAGGATCGTCCGGCGCAAGGCTGCGCCAGGTGCCAGGGCCAGCCAGGCCCGCCGCGCCCGCTCCAGCGCCTTGCGGCGCGGGTACATCGCGACGAGGACCTCGAAGTCGGCTGCAGACGCTGCGGCTTCGTCATCTGCCGTGCCGGTCTTCGTGGAATCGCGATAGGACGTGTGCGCGCCCTCCGCGACAGCGGGGGGCAAGGGGGGTTTTGATTCCTTGATGGTTCTATGACGATTAGTGTCCGCGTGGCGGACCGGTACCGGTCCGCGTGGCGGACGGGTCCGGTCCGTGTGGCGGACCGGTACGCCTGGCGGACCGGTTCGCGTGGCGGACTGGTTTGGCGCATGCAATGACGGCTCGCCCGCTGCATTTGCAGCGAATTTTTCGGGTTCAACCCAGTACGTCGTCTTGCGCCCGTTGGTCCGGTTGGCACGCACGATGCCCACCGACTCCAACCACCCAATCGCTTCGATCACAGCTGTCCTGCCGTAGCAGGTGCGTTCGCACAGCCGCTCGATGCTGGGCCAGCAGAAGCCCTCATCGTTCGCCATGTCGGCCAGTGCGATGAGCACGGCCTTTGGCGGCGGTCGCATGGTCAGGGGCCAGCACAGGCCCATGATTCGTGTACTCACGTGGCAGCGCTCACAGTTCTGCAGGGGGAGGCGCAGGGCGCATCCGGCCGCGCAGCATCGCCAGCGCATGGCCCACGGTCGCGATCAGTTCCTGGGCCATCGCCTCCGCACGCCGGATTTCGTTGCGCGTCACCCTGCCCTCGCCCACCAGCACCGCATCGGCCACGGCACGCGCGAAATCGGCCTCGGCCATCTGCAGGCGCATGACCGCCTCGACCGGGTCGCCGCCGATCTGGTCGGGCGTCGCTCGGGTGCACACGAAGCCCAGCGCCGCCGCCATGGCGTGTAGGACGTGGGCCTGGCCGGTGAACAGCTGGGCATCGACCAGTTCGCGCGGACGCAGGAAGTGCGTCGTGTTGTTGGGGTTGGCCTTGTGGGTCAGCGTGCCCACGGGCATGCCGAGGCGCGGCGCCAGGGACTCGACGCCGCCCGGGCCGCCATGGACGACGTGATAGACCGCGTCGTCAATCGACATCGGGCCGCCCGTGTCGGGCGAGCCCCGTCCGTCGACATGGCTTGCACCGCTCGACATCGTGAAACTCATGTGCACAGAAAGGACTCCCCCAGATGAGCACAGACACACCGCAGCACGACAGCAACGCGCCCACGGTTGAAGATCGGCTAGAAGCCTTGGAATTTGTGGTGGGCCAGCTCGCGCTGTCCGTCGAAGTGGAGTGCGCCGCCTTGCGGGCACACCTGGGCGCGCCTGTCGCCCGCAGCGCTGACGCGACGGACGAAAACGGGGACGCCGAGCCCTTCACGGTGGACGGGCTGCGTAAGTGGCTGGAGTTCTGCGTGCAGCGGATGGAGGCGCACCAGAGCGCGTCGGCTGCGCTACGCGCCGCCATCTCGCGGGCGGCCCGCGGCATCGCCGGACTGGGGGTAGCTCAGTGATGACTGCCTCCCGGGGCATCCGGGCCATCGGTTCGCAGCGCCGCCAGCTCTGCCCTGGCCGCCGCCAGTTGCGCGGTCAACCGCATCAGCCAGAAGCCACGCCTATCCAATGCGATGTTCAGGCCCCCATCGTCGGTGTCAGCCAGGAGGACGCCTTCCTTCGACCAATACTGCGTGACTCGGCGGAAGGGATCGTCTGCCGTGCCCGCGCCCACTTCGGCCTGCACCTCGATGACTTCGACAAGCCGAACGCTCAGAGGAGTGGAGAAATGAACGACCGGAGCTATGCCAGCGAACTCGTCGCGCTTGACGAGATTGAGAGTCTCATCACCAGCGGCGGGCCCTATGCCGACCCGCCTCGCCTCGCCCGCATCCGGTTTCTGGCTGCCAAGCTTGCCATCGTCCCGGGCTGCAACCTCATGGCCAACCGCCTCGGCAGTTGCGCCGCCGAATACTTCAGCGCACGGAGGCACAGAGCACATGCCAACGGGCCCGACGCCCTTGTCCACGAACTGAGGTACAGCCTCGTCGGTGGGTTGAGGCGCGCAATCACGTCGCTGGCAAGGGCAGACGGCGATGGAAGCCATGGGCAGCGATAGCACCTGCTCGACGGCCTGCGAAGGCACGAGCTCCTCAAGCCGCGCCCGCGTGGCTGCAAGCTCTCGCGTCAGCCGCAGCAACTCAGGCCCGGCATCGCTGGTGTACATGTCAATGGAGCCCGTGTCGCTTTCGACAAGCAGGCGCCCGTCTCTCGACCAGAGCTGCCAAAAGTGGCGCACGGGATCGCTGGGATCGTCGCAGCGGCCACGATCAACGCTTGCCGACAGAACTCCCATGATTCGCCCTCCAGGGCGTACCACCCGGCGATCCGTATCGCCCCCCTCACGCCGCTGGCCCTCGTTCATGACCCCATCCGTCACCGCAAATCGGGGCACCATGCACGATGGATCAACCATGGGTCGCTCCCGACGCTGCGCCGTCGAAGAGGCCGCGCGTTGGCATGACCCGCGACGCGCCTTTGTCGTGGCTACGCTTTGCGACGAGCCCACGCCGTTGAAGCATCCGAAAGTAGTCGACCTTGTCAGGACGCTGGATCTCGCATGGGACTTCGCCCCCAGTGAACGCCTCGATGTAGGGGCAGTGGTCCAGGGGTATCTGTTTCTCGCCACTGGCCATCTTCGAGACCATGGACGAGGGCACCCGGAGGTGCATCGCCAGGGCCTTCGTTCGCCCCCGTGTCTCCGAGAGCCAGTCATGCAGGGTCTTCATACCCGCAATATTAACCCTGGGATATTAAAAATCAATAACCATAGGTCAGTTTTGCGTATTACCCCTTGGTTATCCAATCTTGGACATGCAAACGGTCCATGAGACGCGGCGGCAGCGCTTGAAGATGCTCATCGCTGAGCGCGGGTCCATCGCCGCGTTGAACGCAGCCTTGGGGTGGGAAGCCACGAACGCACGCCTCTCCCAGATTCAAAACGGCAGCATCCGCAGCGGCCGAGGCACGAAATACGAGATGGGGGACCAGACGGCGCGGGACATCGAAGAACGACTGTCTCTTCCAACGGGTTGGATGGACACGCCGCCGGAGTTGGACGCGGTCGACGACCCTTCGTTGAGGCAGTTCATAGCCCTTGCAGCCAAGCTCACGCCAGCCGACAGAGCGAAGGCCGCGCGGCTACTTAGTGCGCTTGTTGAACCCCCCGACCACGGGCCAGCCAACGGCACTACAGGCTAGCAACGACTCAGACTATCGCTCCCGACACGAGCAGAAGCGACCACCCAAAGACGCGCCGCAAAAGCGGCGTTGACTACGGCCGGCAGCCTGGCGTCTGCGCGGAGCCGCAGGGAGGCCTGGTGTCGACTGGCTTGGGAAATGGTGCTGGGGGGGTTGCGGTGCCGGGTACGTACGTCGACGATGCCGCTCCATCCCCCGCCCTCGCTGGCACTGGCATGGGCTGAGGGGGCTCAGCCATTGCTGCAGCCGCCGCTGGCAGTTCGAGCAAGGTTGCTATGCGCTCGCCCGCCCGCTCGGCGACGTCCTTTGCCGCACGGCGAGTAGCGTCTTCGACTACTTCCAAGGCTTTCTCGCACAGCCCGCCTGCGGGGCCGTCCGAACTGCGTTGCGAGTTCACCGTGAAACTACGGCGTCGGCCGCCGACATTGGCAAGTACAGACACGCCAATCTCGACCGTGCCGGTACATACGCCCTCAACTGCACCGATCTGACAGCTCAGCCGGGGATTGAATTCTTCAAGACGGAAGGCGACGTTGTTGGGACCGGTTGCCGCCTTCGCAAGCACCGTGTCCTCAAACAACTCTCGACTTGCCGCCTGAAGCGCAGACCGGACCGCGGCACTGCCATCGAAGTTGTACGTGTGCGCGCTGCAGACTTGCGATGTGGTCTTGAAGCCTGTACGGCGTGCGTTAGCAATGGACTCGTCGATCACCACGGGCCAAGTGCCCCTCGCCTTCTCGCCGCTGATCGTCGTCACGTTCACGCCCGACACCGCGACGCTGTTCCGGCTGTACGTTTGTGCGCAGCCGCCCACCGCGAGCGCAACTGCAAGAAGGCCGACAAACCTCATCTCCAACTCCTCGGATGTGACGGACCCCACATGGCCCGTTAGTTTTGTTAACAAATGTGCATCGTAGCGGTGCGCTGTTCGCATCACTTATGCCGTTTTGCCTACTTACCTAGCTCAGCTCCTGGCGTCGCCCACGTTCTACACAGGACACACATGAGCACCGCCTCCTGGTCTGATAAATATCCATGGGATATTGACATTAATATCCATGGGATAAATACTTGCCTCGTCACTTCGACGGAGGCCACATGGCACATGCCAACCCCGCACCGGCGGTCACCGGTTGCACAGCACCTGCGCGCGAGCCCCGCGCCGAAATCTGGATGCGCCAGCGTGGCGCGCGCCGCCAAGCGTTCTACCGGTGCCCCAGTCACCCCCAAGGCCCGGACTCTTGGGCTTCGCTGCCCGTCCCCGCGGCGGACAAGGCGCTGCGCGTCGGCGTGCTCGACATGGGCGCCGGCTTTCGGGTGCCCGTCATCACGTCCGCCCAGGCTGAGGCCGAAGCGCGCCGAGAGCAGATGGACCGCCGCGAGTTCGACAACATCCATCGCGGGCTGAATGCAGAACGCTCCATGCCGGAGCTGCCCTACTGCATCCCTGAGTCGTGGAGCGCGGGCGGGAGCTACTGGCTCGCCTATCCGCGCGCCCCGCTGGCCGCCGAGCTGTACGACGTCATGAACCCGGGCGCGTCGATCAGCAGCGGCTATCTCGCGACGGTCGATGACTTCGGGTTTCTCGTGCCCGTATCCGGCGCACGCGCACTGGGGGCGCCGCTGTGAAGGTCGTCACCGCCGATGGCCGATGGTTTGCCCTGCAGGCCGAAACCGCATCCGATACAGCGTTCATGGACGCAATCGACATGTCCGCTCACAGCGTGCACGTGGTGCGCCTGTTGCGCACGGACGGCCGCAACACCGTGGCCGTCCTATCAGCGGACCGTCGCGATCCGCGCGCCCTAGTCGCCGAGGCGAGTCGCGAGACGGCTCGCACCCTCGGACAGCTGATGCGCTTGCTCCTTCGTCAACCGGCACTCGACGGGCATATCAGCACCGATCCCCCCAATCCAGAGCCGCAGGAACAGCTCGCCGCCCGTCTCGAACAGCTCCAACTCATGTTGGACGCCGGACGTGATCCGGTCGGGGAGGAGGAAGCCATGCTCAAGGAAGTGAAGTGCACCCATCGCTGCACTCTAGCCAGCGACTGCAACTGCGCCAATGGGGAAAGCGCATGACCGCATCCGAACGCAAAGCCCGCGCCCTGCGACTGCTGACGGATTGGGCCCTCGCCTCGCTCATCGTCACGTTCATCCTGGCCGCGACGATCGGCACGGACGACGCACACGAGGCAGCGCCCTCGCCTGCCGTCGCCGACGCCATCGAAGGCGCCCGCCTGGCCGCGCGTGAGCGCGACCTGCCCGAGCACTGGCCTCCGCGCTGATACGTCGCATCGCCATGGATCACACGCCCACCGCCCTTGCCGAGGGCCAGGATCTGCGCGAGCGCGCCCAGCTGGTGCAGCTCATCACGCAGGCGCAGGCCGCGCTCGGCGACGACTACCGACCCAACAAAGGGATTGGCCCTGTGCTGTGTCTCTTCGCCTGCGTGGTGCTGCTGGCCCTGCTGCTGGGCTGGCTGCTACTGCACTGATCGACCATGAAGACGTCCGGCATGTTCTTCCTGCGTCGGCCACCCTTCCGGGTGCAGCTGGCATCGCCGCGCGACGGCCACGACCACGGCTGGCAGCTGCTTCTCGGCGAGCGTCATTCGCAGCGCGGCATCCAGATGCTCAGCGCCATGTGGATCGGCTCGGCGGCCGAGGCGTTCATGCAGGCCCATCCCGAGCTGAGGGCCGGTGACTGCCTGAATCTGCAGCTCGACCGGCTGCACGCCAACCGGGACGAGATCGTCGGCTTCGTGGAGCGCGGCGAGCTGGCCCCGCCGCGCTGGCCTGCTCTGGCGCATGGCGACGGCGCCGATGCCCTTCCCCTGCCGCCGCGGGCTGTGTCCTGCGGTGCGCCTCCCCTTTCCCCTTCTCCCTCGCCCATGACCCATTCCATCGTGGCTCTGTCCACTGTGAAGCTGCACGCGCAGGCGGCAGCGCGGGCCCGCCGTCCTGCTGAGGACGCATGCCCCTACCCCTTCGAGAGCGCCGCAGCTGGCAGCTTCAAAGCCTATTACGAGGCCGAGCTGCAGCGCATGCGCGACGAGCTGGCACAGAGCCAGGCGCAGGACGCCGCGCAGGCCGAGGGGCAGCCGTCATGACGTGGATGCTGACTCCCACCGGCGGCGAGTACCACCTGCTCGGTGCAGCGGCCATGACGGATGCCGGCCAGCCCGTCGACATCGAGGCCGTCGCGCATCAGCTGTCGCTCATCAATCGGTTCCACGGCGCAACGTCCCGCCCCTACAGCGTGGCCGAGCACTCGCTGCTGTGCTGCGACATCGCCGAGCGCCTCGGCCGCTCGGTGCATGTGCAGCTGGGCGCGCTGTGGCACGACGCGCACGAGTGCGTGACGCAGGACCTGAGCAGCCCGGCGAAGCGCGCCGTCAACGCCATGGCCTGCGCCGCGGGCGGCACCAACGCGTGGACGTACTTCGAGGCCACGCATGCGAAGCGCTTCCGGCGCGCGCTCGGCCTGGAAACGGTCTTCGTTGGCGCGCGCGCTGTGCTCAAGACCATCGACCTCATCGCCCTGGCCACCGAGCGGCGCGACCTGACGGCCTGGCACCCGGACCGCTGCCAGCCCTGGGCCGTGCTGCACGACGCTGACCCGGCCGAGCGGATCGAGCCCATCACCTGGCTGCGCCTGGACTCGCCCGAGCGCGCTGCGATGACCTGGCAGGACTGGCGGCAGGCATTCCTCGACCGCTTCAAGGCCCTGCAGCACGCCCAGCGCGTGGCGCGGGAGCGCGCATGCTGACGCCGCAATTCCTGCTGCCGCTGGCGGCAAAGCTGGTCATCGACCTGTTCGCCGGCGGCGGCGGCGCATCGACCGGCATCGAGCAGGCCATCGGCCGCCCGGTGGATGTGGCGATCAACCACGATGCCGAGGCCATCGGCATGCACGAGATCAACCACCCGCAGACGCGCCATTACCGCGCCGACATTCGCGAGGTCGACCCGCTGGCCGTGACGCGCGGCCAGGCTGTGGGCCTGTTGCACGCATCGCCGGACTGCACCCACCATTCCCAGGCGCTCGGCGGCCAGCCGCGCAAATCCGAGATCCGTTCGCTGGCCTGGCAGGTGCTGCGCTGGGCCGGCAAGGCGCGGCCGGACGTCATCACGCTGGAGAACGTCGAGCAGATGCTGCTGTGGTCCCCGCTGGTCGCCAAGCGCGATCCGGCGACCGGGCGCGTGCTGACCCTGGATCGCGTGCGCGATGCCGTCTCGGGCAAGCTGGTGCATCGCGTGGCCGAGCCGGGCGAGCGGGTGCCTCGGCGCAATCAGTTCCTTGTGCCTGATCCCACCCGTAAGGGTCGCAACTGGGAGCACTTCGTCGGGGCGCTGCGCGCGCTGGGCTACAAGGTGGAATGGCGCGTGATCTGCAATGCGGACCTGGGCGCGCACAGCACCCGCACGCGGCTGTACATGGTCGCCCGCTGCGATGGGCTGCCCATCGTGTGGCCCGCGCAGACGCACGCCAAGCGGCCTCGCGCCGGACTGCAGCCGCATCGCCCGGCGGCCGACTGCATCGACTGGAGCATTGCGGGCACGAGCATCTTTGGCCGCAAGAAGCCATTGGCCGAGGCCACCATGCGGCGCATCGCCCATGGCATGCGCAAATACGTGCTGGACACGCCGGAGCCGTTCATCGTGGCCGGCATGTCGCCCGCGCTCGTGCCGGTCACCCACACCCGGGATACCGCCTTCGACATCGGTAAGCCGTTGCGCACGATCACGACGGCCAAGGGTGGCGAAACCGCCCTCGCTGCGGCGCACCTGCTGCCGCTGACGCATCAGGGCAGCCACCGCAACCACGATCCGCGCGAGCCCCTGCCCACCGTCACGGCCGCCCGCCGCGGCGAGATTGCCGTGACGGCGGCGCACCTCGTGCAAATGGGCTACGGGGAGCGCCCGGGACAGGAGCCGCGTTCACTTGATCCGCGTAAGCCCCTTGGCACCATCGTTGCCGGCGGCCAGAAGTTCGCCACCGCAGCGGCATGCCTCGTGCAGGCGGGCCACGGCGAAGGCAGCGGCAAGACTAAGCGCCGCAGCGCCGGAGCCAACGACCTGCGCGAAGCGCTCGGCACGGTGACGGCCAGCAGCGTTAGCCACGGCCTCACGGCCGCGTTCATGGTGCAGGCGAACGGCGGATTCAATGCCAGCCCCGCGCGTGACATGCGCGATGGCGTCTCCACCGTCACCACATCGGGCAGTCAGCAGCAGCTCACGGCGGCGCACATGGTCACGCTGCGACGCAACTGCAACGGCCGGGCCATGAATGAACCCGCATCGACCATCACGGCCGGCGCCGAACATCACGCCCTCGTGCAGTACGAGCTGAGCAAGGAGCACGAGGCCGGCGCGCTGCGCTGCGCCGCCTTCCTCATGCGCTACCACGCCAGCGGCGGCCAATGGGCCGACCTGCGCGAGCCGATGACCACCATCACCACGCATGACCGCCTCGCGCTGGTGACCGTCTGGCTGCAGGGTGAGCCCTGGGTGATCGTGGACATCACGCTGCGCATGCTGGTGCCGCGCGAGCTCTACAACGCGCAGGACTTCCCGCCGTCGTATGTCATCGACCGCACCGCCGGCGGCAGGCCGCTGACGAAGACGGCACAGGTGCGCATGGCCGGCAACAGCGTGAGCCCGTTGCCCATGCGCCTGCTGGTGGCGGCGAACTATCGCGAATTCGCGGTGGAAAGGCTGGCTGCATGACCTCGCCCCGCCCACGTCCCTCTCCCTCCTCCTCTTTCTCTTCCCTTGGAACCCGCATGAAGACCACGACCCTCCCCGCGGGCCGCGATCCCCGCTGGCCTGCTGGCCGGCCTGCATCGCCGCTATCCGCTTTCTGCCAGGTCGCCGCCCTGAGCGGCAGCACCATCGGCGCCGCCCTGCAGGTGCATGCCGCCAAGCGAGCGACGAGCACACGCTCGGTGGAACGCGCCCGCGGCGAAGGACGCGACCGCAGCACCCTGCAGGGCCTCAACAAGGCGGGCCGCCACGGCGGCGCCTACACCAGAGCCAAGGCCAGCCCAGCAAAAGGAGGAAAGGCATGATGACCACCGACCGCACCACTGCAGCAGCTGCGGCAGGCGATCCGTTCTCGGCCTTCGAGCGCACGCCCGCGCTGCTCGCCGCCTGCCAGGCACTGCAGCCCACGCAGCTGCCGAACGACAGCGACCGCATGTTTGCCGCCTTCTCGGCAACCTACGACGCCGATCCGGCCGATCCCTCGATGGCCGACGACCTGGCGAAGTTCTGTGATGGATGGCAAGCCGCGCAGGCGGCCGGCGAGCTGCCCACCTGCGACGGCATGCCCCTGCGCATGCTCGACCGTGCCGGCGCGGTGTCGGTGGCACGCATGCGCGAGGCTTTCGAGAAGAGCATGCGAGATACCCCGGTACTGCAGCAGCACACGAAGCTCGGCGCTGCGACCGACGGCGATGCGTTCTCGCACTACGTGGACCCGCGCACGGATGTGCTGTGGCTGGGCTTCGCGCTGGGTATGCGAGCTGCGGCCCGCCTGGCTGCCGAAGATGCGCAGAAGCCAGGCAGCACGTTGAACGTCCTGGCCAGCGTGCTGCACGACCACATCACCGGCAACCAAGCCGCATGGATCGAATGGCAGCACGGAGCGGGCGCCGAGGCCGCCATGAAGTGGATTCAGAACGGCCTGGCCGGCCCTGGAAACATTCCTGACGAGGGCGCGCCGTACGGGCTCGAGGCGCAGGCATGGTTTGATGCCAACCAGTCCAATCCGCTCCCGAAGTGCTTCTGCGGCCGTCCCTCCAACATCGGATGGAAGGGGCAAGGGTTCTGCTGCAAGGCTCACTACAACCAGGCTCGCAGCGAGCAGCACGCCGCATGCGAGGCCCAAACCGCCGAGCCTCCGGCATCCACAAAGCCACGAGCGGAGACGTGATGGATAGCGCAGCCCTGGAAACCATTGGGCCCGAAGATGCCGCGCCGATCCTGCGGTGCACTGCGGAACAGGTCGAGCTTCTGGCACGGACAGGCGAAATTCCCGGTGTGAAGTTTGGACGTAGCTGGGTCTTCGTGCGCGCCGACCTGATCGACTGGATACGCGAGCGCGGTCGCGAAGAAGCCCAGGTACGCCGAGAGCGAAAGCAGCCGGCCCCGGCGCCTGGCTATCGCCTCACCAGGCAGCGTCGCTCAGCGCCGCCGGTGTTGCCTCAGCCGGCCCCTGCCATAGCCGCTGCGCTAAGTCCTCGGCTCTGAAGCTCGCATACCGTTGGGCCATCATCGAACCCGGGGCCCACCCCATGATGCGGTTGAGCTCTTCCAGGCGGAACAACGGGGCTCCGCCAGGCCCCTTCAATTCGAGCCACTGGCACGTCGCCTCGTGTCTCAAATCGTGCTCGCGAAGCCCTTCGATGTCCATGTACTCGAAGGCAATGCGGAAGCGGAACGACAGGCTCTGACTGACTGTCTTGATGCCTCTGACGCCTTCTTCGTCCATGAATGGAAAGAGCCAGGCCGCTGGCAACATGGAGCGTGTCGCGAGATAGGCGTGGAGCGCCTCATGAACCTCGGGGCGCATCGGCACGTCCCGAAACTTCACGGCCCCGCGCGACTGCTTTGACGACTGCACACGGATTACCTTCGCGTCCAGGTCCACTTGATGACGACGCAACGTGAAGATGGACCTACCGAACGACATGGTGCGGCTCCGCCTCCAGCAGCGGCTAAGCCCCTGCGCGGTCAAGGTTGCATAGGCGAAGCACCAACCGCACGAGCCACCTGACTCGGCTAGCGCGTCTCTCGTCCAGATCGAGCAAGTGCAGTGGGCCGCCACGAAGCTGCTCGCATGATCCATCAGTTCTGGAGCCGGCAGCGCAAGCGGAGGCCGGCATGTCTGCTATCCCACGGTCGGGCAGGCTCAACTCTGGGTGATGGCTTGTCCGATCCCCGGCGCTAAGTCGGGACGGAAACGGCCATTTTCTGTGTCCGCCGACCACGCGGAGCGGTTCGAAGAACATGGCCTACGCGAAGCGGAGGTGCGGCGTGCCAACTAACAAATTCAACTCTCCGATTAAATCCTGTCGTGGTCACCGCCTAATTACTTCGCAAATTATCCTTGGGTCAATTCAATCTAATTTTTTGTAAAACCTGATTCTTGCAATGCGAGCATGTGGAAGGCATCGATAAGCGGCTGCTTGTTGCCCTTCCTAAAAAGGAAAATAGCCTCATCAGTTGGCCAAGCATTTCGGGTTGGCACATTCCATATAACACAGCGAAGGCCGGCCATGCGAAACAAGCACCAGACCAGAAGCCGGCTCATGTGGCCATTGCCGTTCGCGTAAGGATGTATGGCAAGAAACTCAGCAAAAAAAGTGGCGGTCATCCTAGACCAAGCCTGCAACTTGTTCTCTATCGTCAAATTTTGATTCTGAGCGAACTCAATTCTCAGCTTTCCAATCTCTGAGATCAGGCTGCGATGGAGGTCAACCATTGCCCGAGCCACTTCGGCAGCTCTCTTGCCCTGCTTGGCAGGATCAGGTGGGTCACCCTTCTTACCGAAACTAACTTCATAAGCTATCAAATAGAAAAAATTCGAGCCTCGATAGTTTCCGGCGTAGCCAGAGTTTCTACTGTGCACGACCTCTTCAAAAAGAAACCGATGCCACGTTCGTGTACTAGATAAATATGAAAATTTCGCCAGATCGTCGCCGTCAGCATCTGCCAAAATCTTGGCGCAACGTAGCGCGACCGATGCTGCCTTTGGATGGCTTTCGTATTTCCAGCCCGACACCGGATTTCTCAACTATTAGAAGAGATTAGGATAAGCTTCGCAAACTTGAGATATCAAAGCCCGCGATTCGTCAGGAACATTAAACATCTCTCCGCTGCGCAAATCCTTCCAAAAATCACGTAACTCATTGTCAAGACTACGGAATTCTTGCGTATGTCGTCCAACTTCGAAAAATTCAGTGTTTAATGATGTTGTCGCTGGCAAAATGTAGAACTCTGTATTCGCACTTCTTCTTAAGGACTTCACATCCGTCGGGAGCTGCACTGCTCCGCTCACCATCCCGAACGCAGCGCCTGCAGCCGATAATAGTCCAGCCACGAGCGTAGCATTTACGCTCCTTGCGGCTCCCATGTTTGCGTAAATTGTCTCGTTAATCATAATGAGGCCCTAACACTTCCAGCGCTTCGGGACGAATACACCCAAAAAAGATTTTTTTGGATTCGTCGTGTATAAATTCTAGACGGCTTTCGAAACCCTCTCTGAATTGTGCGACCGTATCAAAATTTTCCACGAACTGAATAATGTCGGTAGAAACCATTGTTCCTACTTTGCCCGAATCAGGAGCGTTCATAACCATTGGACTGCCAAATTCTCTGATCACTGTCAGTCCGTCATCGCCCTTCAAATCCGTACGAAGAACTACGTTATGCCCAAGGATAGATGCATCATTAATTTCGAGTTTCCAATTAAGTTTTTGCATTCCTTCTGGAAACAAATCGTCAGGCAAAAAATCAATATATTTTAATGAGTATCTCTCGACAACCTCAACGTAGCCGATACCAATAACGTGATCTAGCAGCCGATTTATAAGATCTTTAAAAAAAGACCACCCACGATATGGCAATTTGCAAGCAATTCCTATCAACCGATCTCCAACAAAGGCAGTATGGGCCTCCCAATCTAACCGCACCGCAGGTTGATACCCCAATTCCGCATCCGCCTGCCGGAGCGCCGTAGGCAACTGCCCAGCGGGAAGGCGACTTGAAGCAGTAGGAGGCCCAAAAAGAGTCAATAGCGTCCCGGGCAGCAAGTCAACCACTTGAGCACTAGTCTGAAACCGCAACTCAAAGATCGCATCCCCGATTACGGGAGTGTCAAGGCGTTTCGGCAGTCTGGATGGATTGCTGGTCAT